CGGCTCCGCTCTGCTTCGCCTGGCGTTTCCACGCACCTCGCAGACTCGTTTGCTCGGCTCCGCTACGCTTCGCCTGGCGTTTCCACGCACCTCGCAGACTCGTTTGCTCGGCTCCGCTACGCTTCGCCTGGCGTTTCTACGCACCTCGCGGACTCGTTTGCTCGGCTCCGCTACGCTTAGTCTTAAGGTCGAGTCGATCGGACAGATGATCTCACGGGTACTGTCGTCTCCACGCATTTCTCGCCTCGACCGCTCAATAGCTGTTCTTCGATTAGCCACTCGTCACCTTGGAACTTCCGGTTGTAATCGTTCCAGTACCGGCCGGGCAGGTGACGCTGTCGCCGACGCGCGCGACCTTTGGGCCGCCCCCGGCCAGCGCGATCGAGGCGCCGGTTATCGTGATATTCCCCGATGTGTCGATCGCGATCACGGCGCCATTAGCGGTGAGCGAGAACACCGCGCCCGACGGCAGCGCCAGGGCGAGCGTGTGGGCGGCGCGATCGTATTCAAAGGTTGCGCCATCCTTGATCGTTACGTGCCATTTATCGGCGCTCGCGACCGGGGGCTTGTCCACTGTCGAATAGATCGCGCCGAGCACGGCGCCAGCTTCGTCGTGTTCGTCCATCAGGCAGACGACCTGCTCGCCGACGTCGGGCATCCAGTAGAACTTGTCGTTCTGGGTCTTTGGGACGACAATGGGAAGCCAGTAGCTAATCAATTGATCGCGGTCCGGAAACGTCACGCGTACGGTCGCGTTGTCCGGATTGGAATCGCTGACGATGCCGACCCGCAGTGGAATCAGCGGCGCGCCCTCATGATGCAACATGGCGAGCCTCGATGTCCGTGCGATAACCGTGCGAGCGATCGAGCCGATGGCGCGCGACCTCGATGAGATAGGTCGTATCGAATGTGTCGCCGAAGCCGTTCAGAGCGACCGTGCTACCAGCGCAGAGCACAGTCGTGCCGGGCAGCGTGAGGCGCGTGCCGAACATTCGCCGGTTGGCGTCATCGAGCGCTGCCTGCGCGCGGAGCATCGCCTGCTGCCCGTTTTCGCATCGGCGCGTCAACTTGAGCGTATCGCCGGTCGCAACGTCAGCGGCTTTGACGGACTGGCTGATGAGTTGACGGCTCGCAGGATCCTGATAGCTGACCTGTGCGCCGCGATAAATCCGACGAGTAAGATTTTCAAATGAGAAACGTTCCACATCGCTACGGCCGATAGCCATTACCGGTACCTGCGATTCAAGCGCGGTGCGCGCGTAAAAGATCACCTGGCTGCCGCGCACCGTGAATTCGTAGCCATGCGTGCCGGCTATCCGTTTGAGAAATGCGGCGTCGCCCTCCTGCCGTTGCGTTATTCTTGCGAAGACCGGGTTCAGGGCCGCCGGCTGGCTCAGCACGCTTAGTCCGTGGCGCGCAGCCACCGTCGTCGTGATCTGGGCTAGATTCTGATTTTCGTAGGCGGCGCTGGTGGGCGTGCGCAGGGCCGGTGTGACCCAGGCGGCCAGACATTTCATGTGAAACACGTCGGGCGGTCCGCTCAGTTCGAGTTGATCGATCTGAAAATCGCCACAGGGTAGAAGCTGTTCGCCCGCATATCCGATCCAGAGGCTCACCGAGTCGCCGAGGGCGGGATACCAGGGCCCTTGCCACCGCTTTGCGCTGTCTTCGAGATCGACTTCGATTTCGCCCGCGCGTCCGCCGAGTTGGTCGGTATAGGTGATATTTACGACCATCCGGGAAATATCAGCACTGATGTCCGTACCGGTGTAAGAAAGCATCCAGCCCGGTGTTCGGACCGGATAGGCAAGAGCTGTCGTCGTGGCATTGGTTTCAGACATTAAAATGGCTCGGCCGGCGTCAGGCGATGGTCGCCGTTTTCCAGGGCGGCAGGTCGCGCGTCATGACGCTGCTCGTTTGTAGAATCGGGATCAGGATCGAGATCCCAGCCTCGAATACAGGCTCGATCGGTACCGACGGATTCGCCATCACTATCGACGAATAGAGCGTTGGGTCGCCGTAGTAGACCCATGCCAGAAGGTCCCATCGCTCGCCCGCGGTGGTCATATGTTCGATGTAAGTTGCTGTGCTCATTGAGTCTTCGCGGGCCTTTGCCATCATTGGATGGATAGTTAGTTTGCACTCCGCACGATCTGACTAATCGGCACGTCGCCCGCCTGCATTGACGGACCAGCCGGGCCCGAGGGAAACGGACTCGAAAGTACGGCCGACACACCCGCGAGAGAAGACGCCGGCGACGTCTGCGCGGCGATAAGCGCAGTGGAGCCGGGCGCCAATTGGGCGACAGCAAGAGGCGTGGTTTGCGGTATCAACGTCGCGGCCGCCGCGAGTTCTTCAGCGATCGCCCACTCTTTAAGTTCGACACGCACAAAAATTGCAATGGGGTATCCGTTCGCATCGAGTTGGCGCGAATGCACCCCGAGCGCGGTCAGGACGAAGTAGCCGCGATGTTCCCCACTGCCGAAGACGAGTGCGCGCGCCTGATGGTCGTCGCCCGCGGCCTGCAAGGCTGCGAGCTGCGCGCCGGGATCTGTGAACGACGCGTGCATAAGCAATTCGAGGGTGATCGTTTCGAGGCCGTCGGATATCCATTGCAGATGTGGCCGATCCTCGACCACCTGATGCTCCGCATAGGTGTACGTGCGGCGCGAGTCGAACCGTTCGGGAGAACCCAACACGGCAAACTCAATCTCACCAAGAATGGCAAACATCATTACCTCGATACTCGAAAATCGCCGCGGGCATCAGAAGTCCGACCGCAGGCGCCGGCGCGCCTCTTGGTAGATTTCTTCGTAAAGCTCTGCACGATGGTTCCTTAGTGCGTCGATTACGGCGTCACCGATCTGTCCCGGCTCGCCGTTTTGAATGATTATTGTCGGCGAGGAATTAACGATGATTCCGGCCGCAGTGCCGCTCCCTCGACCACCTGCGACAGGATCGGTGAGGCGCAACGGTGCAAATTCAATTGGACTGGCCGCGATCGCGAGACGGCCGCCGGCGGGTGAGGCAATCGCAGAAAGTGAAGCCGTTCGAATGGAAGAGCCGGTGACTACAGCGCGATTGAACGGAGTTGATGCCGATCCTGGCGCGAATTGCTGCGAACCGTCCGTTGAGCTCGCCTCGAAGATGGGCCCGGATTGCCGCGATGCCTGTGCGGGACCGAGATCCGCGGCGGCTGAGTTTAGATTGCTGACGTGGAAAGCATACGAGGCTCCGGCGACCGAGCCAGTACCGATGGGTCGTCCTAAGGAACCGATCGATTCAGCGGCGCGGGCGAAGCTGGATATGTCTGCGCCGCGGCTCCGGGATCCGCCGTCGGGAGAAGCGAATTTGCGAACCGCCTCGCGAGCCGCGCCGATGCCATAGCGCGAGTCGACGGATCCGACCGAAGATGTCCGGGAGCCTGCGGAGCCGAATGACACTCGTGGCATAGATAGGCCCCGGCTCCCGACGGCCAGCAGGTTATCGTTGAAGCGGCGTGCTGATCGTGAACTGTTCTCGCTCGATTTATCGTTGACCGGCGCGGCCTGCCACTGACGCCTCGCCGCGACCTTCGACTGGGCGGCGCTCGCTGCGTTACCGGCTGCTCGAAGCGTGCCGGCCGCGCGCTCCGCAGCGTCCATCGAGGTCCGCCCGCGCCCCGCTTGAGCCGTCTGACCGGCGATTGCGGCGGATGCGCCCAGGCGGGAGGGAATCGGAGCTATCTGACGCAGCATCGTCCGACCCGTCATCGCACCTGCGAAACGAGCCGCTTGCGCAGCGCGTGAACCGATCTGACTTACCCCGCGTGACCATTGTCCGATAGCGCCGGTCAGCCGGCCTGTGTATTTTCCGCGCGCGCTCATGCGCGCCTCTTTGCCCGCACATCGCCCGAAGAGCGACGACTCTGCGACGGACGCGCCAGCTGAACGCGCAACGTGCGGCCCATCACCTGGACGCCGTCGAGATCGCCAATCATCTGACGGGCATCGCCGGCGCCGGCCAGCTCGACGATCGCAAAACCGCGCGAATGGCCGGTATCGCCATCATGGATGACTTCGGCGCTGGCGATCTTCTCGTCAGTGACGCTGCTGAGCCGCGAGAGAGTTCCGCGCAGCGCTTCGTCGTCCATCGCGAAGCTCAGGTTGCCGATAAAAATTCGGGTGCTCATCATCGCTTTACCATTCAGAAATCGTGCGATCCTTCAGCGCCGCCTCGAAGCGTCGTCGTTGCCCCCAACCGCGTCGGCGTTGCTCGCCGAGCGGACGTAGCGCGCAGAGGCGTCGATCCAGAAAGTCAGTTCGCCGATCGTCATCGCGGCTAGTTCCGAGAATCCGAAACCGAAGCTGACGAGTCCGGCGAGAACGGCGGCGTGGGGGACGCCGCCGCCGGAAAATTTCCGCCGACTACCTCCTCCTGAAGCATCATCACGTCGGCGAGATCCATGCCGAGGACGTCTTCATAGAGAAACGGGGCGCCGTCAATTTTGGCGAGCTCCGCGATCAGGGCGAAAATGATCGCGGCGGGCTCGGCCGATTGCGCGGCGCGCTGCGCACGCATCAGGTCGCGACCGAAGCCGCGGCGGATCGTCGCCCGACGGCCTGAGGGCAGCACGATCGCCCGTTCGGCGGCCGGATCAATCGGGCTTATCGGCACGCCGTTGACGCTGAAAGTGTCAACTGCCATTTGCGCTCCTTGCTCTAGCGGCTGATCCGAGGCGGACCGATGCTGGCGGGTCATGATGCTGTCGCATGGTTTCCGCTACTCGCCCAGGTTCGATCGGAAGGTGGAGAGTTGGTCGACGCCGCCGACGACGTACAGATTGGCCATCACGTCGTACATGAAAATCTGCGCGCCCGCGACGTACAGCTCCGTATGGTAAACGGAGATGACAGACGTGGTGTCGACGTTCTCATGCGACTTGAAGCTGAGCGATCCGGCGTCCTTGAAAATGCCCGTCATCAGGTACACCAGCGGCAGCTCGGCGGAGCGGCCCTGGCTCGTGTACTGCTCGAGGCTGCCCATCACCTGGAACGAATGGGCCTGGAAGGGACTGTTCGCGATCAGCTGCGCTTCCGGATAGATCGACGACCATTTAATTTTCGACTCGAGCTTGGCGACGCCCGCCCAGAATTCGGCGACGCCCGCCATCCCGAGACCCTTGTGATCGACCATCAGGTGGCGCGGCTGCGCGACGTCGATCTCTTCGGCGCGGCCGAGCAGCCCGAGGCCGTCGACATAAACGTTGGCGTTAGTGATGCGATTTACCGACAGATCCATCTGATGGTCTCCTTATTTTCTAGGCGCCTGCCGGCACACTGCCGGTGTTAAGCGGACTGGTCTGGCCAAGTTGCTGCAGCAGGTTGATGTCGATGGTGACGTTGAAGCTGATTCGTTCGGCCGGCGGCGGCGGCATCACGTCGATATCGAAGACGAGCTGACCGGCGGCCACCTGGCTCGGCGGATTCTCGGCCGGATTGAAGCTTGCGCTCCCGGCCACCAGCGCGCCGCGCTGAATCAGGGTGCGGACGAACGAATTGATGCTTGCGACAATCGCTGTGATCAAAGCGTTGGAGATCGGCTGATCGATAAACTGCAGCATCGCCAGCTCGACCGATTCCTCGATTACGTCCATCGTCCGACGGACGTTGATGAAATTGTCGGGCGCCGTGCTCGTCGGATAGGACGCCGAGCGGTTGCCCCACACCAGCAGTCCGGTGCCGAAGTTGTTGAAGACGGTAACGATACCTTGCGCGTTAAGGTTGTTGACGTCGGATGCCGGATCGATGATCGATGCGTACAGCGCGACGTCGGGGCCGAGTGCGCCCTGAATCTGAGTATTCGACGGCGACCACCAATAGCCCTTGGCCAGGTCCTTCGCTGCGATCGCTCCCGCCACCCATTGCGAGAACGGTGCGACCGCGTTGACATTCACACTCTGGCCGGTCGTGGGATCGACGCCGGTGTCGAAGAAGGTCTCCTGCGGATAGCACAGGACGACGCGGCTCGAGCTGGTATCGAACGCGTTGCCGGCGACGCCGCGATTCGCAATCGCGGTAGCGGTCGGCGTGCTCGGCGGCGAATCGACAAGAGTGATCGCCCGCAGCGTCATGGCCATCGTGGTGAGCGCGCTCGCCACGTCGGCGTTCTGCGAGTAGCCGGGCGCGATGAGAATCTTCGGAAAGAATCCCATCGTGCCGTAAGTCGTCTTGAACGCCTGCATGCCGGAGTATGCGCCGCTTGTGAACGCCCCGATGATGTCGGAATCCATCACCTTGGTCGGATCGGCGTAGTCGAACGCGACGAGGACCGTGGCGCCAGCAGAGATTCGGCCGCCGCTCTCGATGCTCAGAATGCCGTTGACGGGATCGACCGTGTAATCGGTGCCGACCGTGTACGTCGTCCCCGACGGGTCACTCCCCACGACCACCATCGTGACGCCCATATGGCCGAGTCTGACCGTGCCGCCGGTCGAAAACGTATAAGGCATCGCGGCGATCGCGCTCGTATGGCGAGTCGGATCGAAAACATTAATGACGATTATCTGGCCGGCGCCCTGCGCCTGGATGGCTGCGATCGCATAGGGAATCGAGTAGCCCTTGATGAGCGGCCCGTAAGCTGCCGCATCGACGCTCGAACTGACGAGCGTTGGCGTGTTGACCGCGGGTGCGCCGGTGACGCTCCAGATGGGCGCCGTGCCGACAAGTCCGATAACCGCCGATTTAACCACGGTGACCGGGATCGGACCCGAGGTCACCTCAGTGGTTTCGACTCCGTGAAGAAAATTCGCTGGCATCTGTCCGACTCCTGGGCGCCCGTTGGCGCATGGTTGTGATGGCCGGTCAGCTACCGGACGTGTTGAACGGGGCCGTGTCGCCACTGGCGACGCTGACCGTGTCCGCGTAGCTGTACGCGATGTTGACGGCGGCTCCAGGAGCAATCGCACCGCTTGCGAGCCGCGTAATAATCCCGTTGACGGAGTCGAGGGTGTAATCGGTTCCGAGGATGTAGGTCACATCGCCGGCGCCAATCACGATAAGGTTCGCCACATTGTCGGCGGCAAGCGTGATCGTATCGTTCGAGGCGAAGACCACCGCTGCGGTGGCAGTCGCCGACGTCTGGCCCGCCTGCTCAAGCGCCAGGCCCTTGATGAACAGCGGATAGTTCGGCGTGGGTTGCGATTCGACGGCGACCGTCCATACCGCAAAGTTGATCGCGTAGATGAAGACGCCACCCTGCGTGTCGCGCTCGACGAACCGTTCCTTCACCGGATAGATCTTGCGGCATCCGGGAATGATGAAACCGGTCAGCGCGGCGCGAATTGCTTCGAGCAGCGTATAGGCGCCCGGGCTGGTGCCGCTGGCCGGCCCGCCGTAGGCCCATCCGAGGTCGCGGGCGAGCAGACGCACCTCGAAATCGAGCCGCCGATCCTGCACGATCACTCCCGTGTCGTTCAGATCCCCGTAGGTCGAACCGGTATACGAAACCAGCGCCGCGCCGACCCGATGCGCCATGCGGTATGCCTCGGGGCGGTCGGGATAGTGAACGATCTCGATCGCGCTAATCTGCGTCTGCAACTGACCGACGATCGCGCCCTCGATAGTCGCGATGTCGAGCGGGGTTGGCGGTGAGAAGCTTTGCCCGCCCCACGGTATGTCGAGTACGACGCCCATTGTTTCCTTAGAAGCCCTTCAGAGTGCAGCGATCGAAAACCCGCGGCGGTCCATTGAGCGTGGCTGCGTTAGGCGCCGTCGGCGGCTCGGCATTGTCAGCCGCAAGGCCGAGCGTCACGGCGCCGCTTGCGACTTGGAGCAGGAACGTCACGGCGTCCTCATAAC